GAGCTAGACCAACCCTACCAATCGGAAGGGGCCAATGGTGTCAACAACCTAGCCGCTAAGATTACCCTCACGATCCTTCCACCTCAAGGATCCCCTATAGCCCTTGATGTCTCTGATGAGATCCTTAAGGAGCTTGAGGCTGAAGACCCCGCGATTCGTTCTAAGGTAGAGCAGGACATGCTCAAGACCGAGAAGGCAATCATGGAAGATGTGAACACCAACGCCATGCGACCTAAGGTATTCAATATGATTCGTCATATGATTGTCTGTGGTGATGGCTGTACCTTCACACCTGATGAGGGGACCATCAAAGCTTTCCGTCAGGATCGCTATGTGGTTGTCAGAGATGACTCAGGTAACATCCTAGAGCTGATCATCAAGGAAACTTTTGATCAGTCGGTGCTTACTGAAGAACAGCTAGCGGCCTTCAACGCCGCTGATAGCTCTGACCCGACACGCAACGAAGATGATGTAGATGTCTACACCTATGTCCAACGAGACAAGAAGCTCATCAAGGCTTCCCAATGGATCGGGGCTAGCATGGTTGAGGGGACTGAGGTCTCCTACCCTGTTGAAGAGTCCCCTTGGGTTGTCCCACGGTGGACCGAGATCGATGGAGAGAACTATGGCCGAGGTCATGTAGAAGAGAACTGGGGCGACATCAACGCACTTGAGTCCCTCAGTCAGTCCATCATCCTAAGCTCAGGCATAGCCGCCAAGACGGTGTTCCTAGTGAACCCTAACGGCACCACCAACATGAAGCAGTTATCCAAGGCTCCCTTAGGATCCTTTGTGGCTGGCTCTGCTGACGATGTGGTAGCCCTACGGGTAGACAAGGCCGCTGATATGCAGGCCGCATCACAGTTGATGAACGAGATCAAGCAACAGATCCGAAGCGTGTTCCTTAGGAACTCCTCAGTTCAGCGTAACGCCGAGCGAGTGACAGCCGAAGAGATCCGTTTGATGGCCGAAGAGTTGGAGACATCTCTCGGTGGTATGTTCAGTAGACTGAGTGAAGAGTTCCAAAGACCTTTCTTTAATCGGATCATAGGTCGCCTTAAGAAGCAGGGTAAGATCCCTAAGTTTCCTAAGGATGTGGTAACCCTTCGCATCACCACAGGTATCGAGGCAATCGGACGGGGTCAAAACCTCAACAAGATTGATCGTGCCCTTCAGTCCCTAGCGGCAAACCCAGATGCTATGGGTCTGATTAAGACTGATGAGCTAGTCAGGCGGGTGTTTAACGCAGTCGGTGTGGACACCACAGGTCTCGTTAAGACACCTGAGGAGATCCAAGCTGAACAGCAGGCCGCTCAACAGGCTCAGATGATGCAGTCAGCAGTGGATAAGGGTGTAGGTCCCGCCATCAATGCGATGGGTGCCCAAGCCCAACAAGCCCAACAACAACAACAGCAGTAGGTAAATAAATATGTCCGACACATCAGAACCCCAAGCTGAAATGTCAGAAGAAGTCACAGCAATCCGAGACGCTCTCGCCTCTCAAGCCGAGGACCCTCAGTTTGCACAGACATTTAAAGATCAGCACTTTGCTTCAGAGCAAGATGTATACATGGCTTTTGCCAACCGTGGTGATGCCCCACCTGCCGATGACGGTAGCGATGGTGCTACACCTGATCCATCAGAGGAGCTAATCCTAGGGAAGTTCAAAACCCCTGAGGACCTAGCGAACGCCTACAAGGCCCTTGAAGCCAAACTAGGACAGCCTAAGCCCACAGAAGACACGCCTCCAAATACGGAGGACACACCAACGAACGAGTTGGAGATCAAGGCTAAGGATGCTGTAGAGGCCCAAGGGCTTTCTATGGATGCCCTTCAGGCCCACTTCAACGAGCATGGATCCCTCAGTGAGGATCACTATGGATCGCTAGCTAAGGGTGGCCTAGATAAAGCCACGGTGGATGCCTTCATCAATGAGATTGGTGAGGCCCGTACCATCAAGGCTCAGGCCCAACAGGTCGCCTTGGATAGCCTAACAGCAGAGATCCAAGGTGCCGTTGGTGGCGCTGAAGCCTATGGTGCTATGGTCAACTGGGCAGGTAACAACCTAGATCAGGGGGCTATTGATGCCTTCAATCAGGCTACCAACTCAGGCGATGGCAACCTCATTCGGTTGGCTGTCGATGGCCTAGAGGCTAAGTACAAAGCCGCAGTCGGCTCAGGTTCGACTAAGGGCTTTGTCTCAGGAGCATCTAAGGTGGCACCTTCAGGTGTCCGAGGCTTTGAGTCTCAGGCTGAGATGATTAAAGCTATGAGTGATAAACGATTCGATCATCTTCCTTCCTATCAGGAAGAGGTCCGTCAGCGGATGTCTAAAACCACCGCATTTTAAGTATAGAGATCTTGGGGAGGGCTCCCAGTAGTGATACTGTGGGCTCTCCTCATTTCTGTTGTGTCTGTCGTCTAGCGGTCTAAGACACCACCCTTTCACGGTGGGAATCACGGGTTCAAATCCCGTCAGGCACTCCAAGCGGGTAGGACAACAGGTAAGTCGGTGGTCTCATAAGCCATAGAACTGAGTTCGACTCTCAGACCCGCCACCAATAGAAGAGGGGTGACGATCCCTCAAGCCTTCGGAGTTACCTAGTGATCTCTTCTCCTTTCCTTCGGGGAAGTGTAGGGACTAGGCACGGAGCAACTTAGGTGGGCAAGGCCGCTAGGGGTAGGAGTCATGACCTCCCTAGACTGAGTTCGATTCTCAGACCATCTGCCAATCTTAAGGCACCCTCAGGAAAAGGGTGTGAGCTACCTTAAGAAACCAAAAGAATGTGTATGAATATAGTAACGAGGTTAAGTCACTTCAGACTTTCGAGGCCCGACTTGAGATTCCCTGAGGGGGGTTTCTGTGAGCGGATACCCGAAGTAAAGGACGATGAGACTTGAACACACGGACGATCCTATGTCCGATCTCAAGTTCACTCTCGAACTACTAAACACACACACAAGAATTCCTTTGGAGAAAAATTATGGCCGCTTCCACGCCATCCCGTTTAGGTGGAGTTAATGGTACCTATGTGCCAGATACAGCTCAAGACCTATTCCTTAAAATGTATGCAGGTATGGTACTTGCCGCTTATGCTCGTAAGAATCAGTTTGAATCCCGCGCATATGTTAAGTCCGTAAGTGCTGGTAAGTCTGCTAGCTTCCCTGCTATCGGTCGTTCAAGTGCCACCTATCATGCTGTTGGTACTGAGCTTACTGGTAACACGATCCCTCAGAACGAAGTTGTAATCACGGCTGATGGTCAGCTCGTTGCCCACACCTTCATCGCTGAGTGGGACGAACTCGTCAATCATTTTGAAGTCCAAAGCACCTTTGCCACAGAGCAAGGCCGTGCGTTGGCTACTGCTAATGATGAGCATTTCCTCATTGAGCTAGCTAAAGGTGCATGTTCTAACATCGATCTTGGTACCGCAACCGTTGAGACTGTTACAGGTCTGGGTGCTGGCGCTGTCATCACTGATACGAACCTCGTCTCAGGTACTGATGCTACTCGCGTTCAGGCTCTCATCGATGCTATCCGCACTTCGGCTCAGAACCTAGATGAAAAAGACGCGCCTGATGAAGGTCGCTTTGCTGTCTTGCGTCCTGAGGATTACTACCTCCTAGTCAACACCGCCCAAACCAATGGTTTCTCTGCTATCCATGCAGACTATCGTGGTGAAGGCTCGTTCGCTGATGGTAAGATCTTCCGTATTGATGGTATCGATATCGTCAAGACGAACAACCTTCTGGATAGTGATCTAACGACTGCTACTGCTACAGATCCGTACTACCATCACCAAGCTGATATGACCAAACTAGCTGGCCTAGTTGGTGTCAATGGTTGTGTTGGTATGACAAAGCTTCAAGGCATCAAGTCTACGGCTCATGATGATCCACGCCGCCTTGGGAATCTATTGATCTCCCGTCAGGTATGTGGTATGAAAGCCCTACGGCCTGAGTGCTGTGTTGCTTGGCGACACACTGCCTAAGCACCCCTAAGGACTCCTTCGGGATTCCTTAGACCGCTTCACAAAAACCCTCACGGTTTCCTTCGGGATTCCGTGGGGGTTTTTTTTATTCCTTTCCTATTCACTCCAATTTCAGAGAACACCTATGTCAAATTATAAGAAGACAGTAAGCCCCCAAGGTGGCACTAATTTCACCCGTGTCCGAGAAGAAGTGGCCCCCGAAGTAGCCCCCTCTCCTGCAAAGAAGAAGCGCGCTAGTCGTAAGAAGACCACACCAACCGAAGATAAATAGAGAGGTAGCACCAGATGGCTAGGACCACAGAACTAGAGGCTGTCAACGAGATCCTCATGATGGCAGGGATCACTGAGGTCCCAGACATCTCAGCCTCCACACTTTCAAATGTCGATGAGGCCAATCAGGCCCTGAATATGCTCCGAAGGAAATCCAGAGAGATCCAAAGCTCGGGCCTTCACTGTAACTTTGAGGAGCGTGTATCGCTCACACCCAATGGATCTAATGAGATCGATGTGCCAACCACAGCCCTTCAGATAGACATCTCTACGAGTCGCTATCCTGATGTGTGCTTTAGAGCTGACAAGCTTTATAACATCACAGAGCATAGCTTCACAGTATTCACCGCAGATGTTGAGGTTGATATCGTATATCAGCTAGACTACGAAGATCTCCCTGAGCATGTCCGTAGACGAATCAACATCGAGGCAGGCCGTGAGTTTGTCTTAAGGTACCTGAGGGATGCCGAGCTATATCAGTTCCTAGGGAAAGAAGAGCAAGAGGCCAAGGTGGCATTCTTCAACGGTGAGGCAGACTCATCAGATTATAACATGCTCGACTCATGGCCGTCTAATCGGTTCTTGAATCGCTCACCGCAACTAAGCTATAGATGGTAAGAGAACGGAGGGATCCCTAAGATGGGTCTAGTAAGTAAAACAACACAGGCCCTGTATAACGGGGTCTCTCAACAGGCCGCAGGATTGAGATTGGATTCTCAAGTTGAGGAGATGGTCAACATGTGGCCTGATGTGGCAAGGGGTTTGTCTAGGCGACCTCCCACGGTTCATGTAAGTAAACCGTCAGAAGGGGTCTATGGTGGGTATAGGAGTGGGAAAATTAAAACAAAAACCCATGTGATCAATAAGAGTTCTGATGAGCAGTACATCTTTGCTTGGTCCAACTCAGGAGGTCTAGGTAATCCATCCCGTAGAATTATATTAGATCCAGAGGGGAATGAATATCCAATCGTATATGATACTGGGGCTAGTACTTACCTTTCGGCCTCTGGATATCAGTCCCATATCAAGTTCGTCTCCGTACTGGACACAACATTTGTAGTGAACACTGAGGTCACCCCTGCGATGACCTCTGATGTGACCCAGTGGGGCCAAAGCTTGGTTAAGGATGGCTATGAGTGGATAGAGTCAGGCTCAGGGACGAAGAACTTCTATGTCAAGCTTACGACTGCTAAGGCTGTCGATGACGACCAAGACGGTGTCACTGATTATACCACCTTTAGTCCAGACCTGAGCCGTCCTGAAGAGGTCCTCTTAAATTCTGTAGAGATCTCTGAGGGGACCTTAGGAAGCCTAAACGCAAGCGAGTGGGCCTATGGTGATCAAGACACACTAGGCTACAGTACGATATATGTACGGCTAGCTGATGATACAGACCCCGACACCCAAGCTGATGGCTTTGTGTTTATGAAGAACACTCAGGACTTTGCCTACATCGCTGTGACAGCCGCAGGGACAGCCGCCTCCACAGCAGTTGATATTGATGGTGAGTACTCGACTCGATGGGAGAGTACTGGCACCATTGCACACCTGTCTCAATCCTTCAGGACTGTCTTAGCCGCGCTGTCGGGGTCAGGCGTTCAGTACGCATCCACAGGTGCGGGGAATGTAGTTGGAGGGACCTTACGAGTCACCAAGGAGGTGGGAGGGGTTAATGTACCTTTCGAGATCAAGATTGGTGAGGAGTCTAATTTTAAACTCATCAAAGGAAAGGTCGATAAATTCTTAGATCTTCCCCGTCAGGGCCGCGAAGGAGACATCCTAGAGGTCACTGGAGAGGCCGCAGAGTCCAACTCAAGCTCGTACTATGTACGGTATGAAGAGGCCACAGGACGGTGGATAGAGACCATCCCAGATGGTATAAGCTACAAGATTGACCCAACCACGATGCCTCATAAGATGACTCGTCTCCAAGACGATGGTTCAGGTACAGCCACAGGCACACCTAACCAACTCTACTTCTTCGTAGAGGCTATCGATTGGACAGACCGTGCTGTTGGTGACGATGACTCTAACCCACTCCCAAGCTTCATTGGGACACCTATAGAAGACATCTTCTTCTACCAAGATCGCTTAGGGTTTGCCTCAGGTGAGAATGTGATCATGTCTCAGACCAAGGAGTATTTTAACTTCTTCAGTCAGACAACCACAGACACCCTTGATGACGATCCTATTGATGTGACTATCGGTAGTAACGCCGCTGTGACACTTAAATGGGTCTTTCCTTTTACTAATTCGCTGGAGCTGATAGGCACAAGCCAGCAGTTCAGCCTACACAGCGGGACCTCAAGTCCTGCGTTGACACCAAGTAACACGGTGGTGGACCCAACGACTACCTTAGATATTGTAGAGCAAATCCAACCCGCAAAAGTAAACTCAACACTTTTTCTAGCAGTTGAGGGGGAGACCCACAAAGCTATCTATAGATACGATGTGGACCCTGAGGGAGTGAACACCAAGGCTTTCAATATAACTAGACATGTCCCACGGTACCTGAGGCACGACCTAAATGACC